GAAAAAATGAAATCTCTCCCAGGTTCTGTCCAGCTGGAAGAGTAGTAATCTCAGTACCCTTCCCGCCTTCTCTTCTCGGTAACCAATAATCTTCTAACATTGTCATGAACTTTCTATCGTCTCTTAGTTCACCTGTTGAAGCATCATACACAAGTCTGTTCTTATGCTTGGCCATCATGTCTCTTAGATATTGTTCAGCCTTTACCTTAGGTAAATTACCAACGTCAATATAAAATATTCTTCTCTCTGGTGCTCTGGATATTCTATAGATGACTGTTGCATCTTCCAGAACTCGTAATTGATTTAAAGGTTTGATTGCTTTATGTAAATGAGATAATACCATTTTATTATCTTCACTCATTAGACCAGACGTACAATGTAATATACTATCCTTAGCGATCTTGATGCCTTGTGTAGTACCTTGAGCGGGATTGAGCGTCCCTGGTCCTGACTTAAAGCCTTTATCATTATACAGGTAATATTCTTGACTCGTTTGTGTAAGAGTCACTTCATTAGGACCTGAACCTTTTCTTTTCTTTTTAACTGCTCTGACCTTTCGAATCTTTCTAGGGTCAATGTATCTGAGTTCTTGGATTCCCGCCTTGACGTTTGCTTCGTCTATTATGGCATGGTAGTATAATCTTCCGTCAATATACCAATGTCTGAACGTCTCATAACTTTGTCTTTCAAAGTCTAGCAAATCTTTAACTAAGTGGAACTCTTCTTGAATTCTTTTCTTAATATTATCTGCAACATCAACTTTGTCTAAGTCTAGTTCTACTGTGTGTGATTCGGGATCGTAAACAATTGCCTCGTTTACTACATCATCAATAGCATTCTCGCACTCAGGCTGCATGGACATTTGCCTGTAACGTGTGACGAGCTCGCCTTCTGTCTTTGATGATTGTTCAAGATCAACGTATTGTCCATAGACGCCACCTTCGGCGACTACGACTGCACCGTCATCTTCTTGTTTAGGGACGAAAGAACCCAGATCTTGGTCTGTGGTTTTTCTTTTGATTTCGAAACCGAATAATTCTGCCATGCTTACCTCATACTATATCTATAGTGAATAGCCGAACTATACACTATAAAAGAAGTAAAGGCAACAGTTAAGTTGCCTTTATCCTTAATTTCCGCCTGCGTTGCCTGTAGAACCACCAGTCACTTCCCACCAATCGTATTGGAAAGTCACCTGGAATTCTTGAATGACATCTGTAGCATTCCAATCAACTTCCATCTCAGTTATGTTAACTGGGAATATACCATTAAAAGAATACTCTCTTATTGGAACACCGGTCTTACTAAATTGTGTGACCTGTGCTGTTTGCTTGTATGCTAAGTCTGCAGCTGATCCAAAACCTCTTACGTTGCCTAGATGAGAGTTAATTTGATTCATCCACTCTTCCATTGCATTTCTAATTAAGAAGTCTTCGTCGTTTATTACTGTTACGTTCCACTCAGCGAATGTTCTATCACCAGCAATCTTTACCTTTCTTCCGAAGTATGGTACTTCAATGAAACCTAAAGTTGAAGCTGGGACCTGAGAAGCTCTAATTAAAAATGGAGCTTTGAGGTCGCCTGCTGCGTTTGCCGGGTTAGTGATATTAACTTGGAACAGGGTAGGTCTAGCACCACCAAGTGATAACTGGGACCTTATTTCGTTAATGTTAAAAGCCATTGTTTTCTCCTATTCCTATTTATTAAAATTGACCAACAATTTCTGAGAATTCAACACCACTTCTTACCGCTACAAAGTTTAACTGTATAAAGTTAATACTTCTTGAAGGTTTAATGTAGATGTCTCCTACAAATTCGTTTCTGTCTATTACTTCTCCAGTGTTGTTTGTGTCGTCACATACAACTTTAAAGTCTGTAATACCTTTTCTTCCTTGAATGTCTCTTAAGAATGGCTCAACCAAGTTCTTAAATTGACTTCTTGTGAAGCTATCGTTAAATTCAAACAATGTGAATTTAGCTGCTGTCGAAATTGCTTTCTCTAAAACTATGAACAATCTTCTTACATTTAATCTATCAAATGCTGATGGCTTACCTAGTAGAGTCTTATCACCAAACAAGATTGTACCTTGTCCTGGGAATGTTACTACTGGGTTAATATCTGATTGATACAATAAGTCTCTTTCAGCTTGTTTAGGATTGAAAGCTAGTTTAACTACATTCTTTAAACCACCTCTGTTGTATCCTGCTGGTGAGAACCATGCATCTCTTAGTTCATCTGATCTTACTGCTAGGCCTGCAATGTCACCGTTAAGTGGCACATACCTGTATACATCTTCATACTTATCGTAAGCATATTTGTATCCGCTGTCTAGCATTGCATATGATGAGTTTGTTAAAGCATTTCTAAATGCTTTGATTGCATCAACTTCGCCACCAATGTTATTAACTACGTCTCCGTAAGCTGGTGAAGCAAATAGAACACAATCTTTTCTCTTTTCACAGATATTATCTATGATGTATTTTGCAACACCTGAATCTGCTGTTCCACCTAATGCTTTACCCTGAAGGATTAAGCTGATGTCTACATCTTCTGCTGAAGCAAATTTATCATATCCTGCTGAAATATCAGCTAATGACATGGATCCTTCTGCTGCAGAATCGACACCTAATTTAAGTGAATCGTAATTTGCATTATCTGTTGTTAATGCAGTACTTGCTGCACCTGTTGTGTTTGCTGCTAAGTTGAAAGCACCTTTTGCCCATACCCAAGCTGACTGTTGATTGATAACATTGATCCAGAAGTTAGTTTCTCCTGATTCTGTTTTCGCATCAGTAGCTCTTGATACACCTTCAAATACTTCTAGTACTTGTCCTTTAGTTCCAGAGATGTCTCCATCTTCGTCTGTAACTACTACGTGTATTTCATCACCTGCACCGCCTTTGGCTTGTGTGTAAGATGATGTTCCAGGAGCTGCTCTCACTAGGTCGTAGTACTTCCAGTATCTGTCAAAAGACATACCTGTTAAGTTTACTGCACCTGTGTAGTTATCCTTGAATGTGAATGTTGTGCTGTTTGCTGCTGTAACTTCTAAGTAGTAAAGACCTACTGTTGAGTTACCAAATTTAATTTTGTCTCCTACATTTACAAGACCTGAACCACTTGAAGTCTCATTCTGAGATGTAGTAGCAATATTATTACCTGCATTAATAGCAAGAGTACCACCATCGGTAGACTCTAAGTAATCATTTGCTGACTTACATGTTGAGACTTGTAGACTGTTTCCAAGCGCACCTGGATATTTTGCTACATAGTGATCGTTACTTGTAAGAGACACATTGTCTATCTGATCATCGTTCTTTATTAAAACTGCTGCTGAACTACCGTTTGAAACCGCGTTCTTGGCTGCAGAGCTAATAACTCTGTTCACATAGAGTTTATTCCCGTATGCTAAAAAGTTAGCTGCGGTAAAAAAAGTTTCTGGGTTTAAGGACCCAACTGGTTTATGGAATCGAGATACTAGTGTTTCCTCGCTGTCAACTAAGACACGAGAATCCACAGGTCCCCATCTAAAAACCCCTGCTAAAGCGCCTTCTGTAGAAGAAACTGCTGGTACTACTGTACTCAAATCAACTTCTGATACATTTACGCCTGGACTGACCTGAAATGCCATTTCAATTCTCCTTTTCTTTTCGGTAGATTATAAAGCTCTGTATTATTTATAAAACTCAATACTAGAAGAGCGATTCGCTCTCATAGTCCCATCCTTCTACATTAACTCTTTGTCCACCTTTAAATTCATCGTCATCAGACCATAAGTCATCACTGCTGTGACCATCCTCTACAAAGCCGAATGGTACAAGCTGATCTTCTATAGCCTGTTGGTTAAGTTCGTATAAGTTCTTTCTTATATCTATGTCAGTTAGTTCTTTGAAAAAGTCTTCTTTAGTTAACCATGCAAAGAATACTAGACACATTGCTAAGTCATCAGTTCTACCTTGTTCTGCTTCGTAGTTAGTACCACGTTTGTTTGCAACGAACGTTGTTAGTTCTGATAAAATATCAAAGTCGTTTATTATCATTCTATCATTTTCGACAATAGTTTTCAACATAGCACAACCTATTCTTTTCATAGAAGGTGTTGTTCTAATACCTAATTGCTGATTGCCTCCACCAAATCCACCGCCAACTTTCTGTCCAGCACGACCTTTCCACTGGGCAGTTATTATGTTCTCATACTCTAAATCATCATGAAGTATGTCAGCTACTTGTTGACCTATATCATTAATTTCTATTAATACATGAGCATTGTTGTATGATCTGCCAGCATTAAATATTGCTTTAGGATATAATACTGGTGCTATTGTATTATTTCTATAAGTAGCTACTACTTTATATGGTACTTCTGTAACATCAAATACTGCAAAAGCACTATAGTCTCCTCCTACGCCTCTACTTGTATCAGCTGTAAGAGTGTATATGTGATCCTTTTTTGGAGTCTCAAATATTTTTAAATCTTCTGTTTGCTGTATTGGGTTATTGAATACTAAGTTTCTTAATTTGTGAGCATCAATTAATGTATCACTGGATCCTAAAAACTCACATTCAAACTCAACTGCAAATTGTTTTTCGGATGTATTTCTTATTGTTTGTTCTTTCCATGCTTCATCTCTTCCTGGTACATCCCACCAGTTAACACTTACAGTAGAGTAATCGTTATATCCTTTTTCAGCATCGTGCCATAACTTATAAAACATATTCATACCATTTGGTGTACTCGTTATCAATACTCTTGATGATGTACCAGATGATATCGTAGGATATACAGAGCTAAAGAATTCTTCTTGCACTGTTGAAGGTACGAATGCAAACTCATCTAAGTATACTAAGTTAATAGACATACCCCTGATAGCAGATGCTGATGTAGATGATGCAAATATCTTACTACCATTCTCTAAAACTATACTACCTTTATTCCATTCTACAACTCCTTGTTGTAAGAACCATGGTAAGTTTTCATATGCTAGCTGTAGTCTTCCTAAAATTTCTCTTGATGTTGCTGCCTTGTTAGCAAGGATAGCAATGTTATAGTCTGGATTAAACAATGCATAATGCAACATAACTGCAACCATTGTTGTAGTCTTACCAGTCTGACGAGGCATCTTACAAATAACAAATCTGTTAGCATCAACCTCTCTCATTATATTCTTTTGATATTCGTATGGCGTAAACGGCATTAGACCAGTATCAATATTAATAATCTTCTGATATTTTTCACAGAAGTATACAATATCTTTACTACATTTGACTACCTCAGATATTTGTTCTTCAGTAAAGTCAATAATTTTATTAGCTTTTTTTAGCTTAGGATTTCCTAAATAATGATCGGCCATATTATTTCTTTTTATGAGTGGATACTTTTCTTGCTCCACCTTCTAATAAATCTGTTAAGTCTTTAGTGGATCCAATAAATAAATTGTTTTCAACTTTACTTGGACCTTTTTCTTCTGGATGCATGTCTTTCATTTTCTTTTGAATGTCTAGTAAGTCTTTGTTTGCACTTGATAGTGTTCTTACTAAATCTGCTACCACTTCAAAAGAACGTGGATGTTGTGATTGATTTGCTAGATCAACAATACCATTAAGAGCATCTGTTCCTCTCTCAATAATATTATACAAGTTTTCTCTTGCATATGTAAAATCGTTTTCTAATTTATCATCCGTTGCTGGTTTTTCAGCAGGAACGATTTCTCCTTGTACTACTGGTTCGACGTCAAGCGCTTTTCCAATAGTATCATCATTAAGTTTGTCCATCAAAGTAATCCTCAAAGTCTACGGCAATTCCATAACCATCACTACTATTTATACTATTTGCAGAGATAGATGCTGCAGCATTAGTAGTTGCACTACCATTTGCTAACAATCCTGGTTGTGTTTTTACTGCTGTTGCAGGTGTATTTCCATATGCTCCATTTGCATGAGTAGTGGTAAAGTTAACATTTGCTTTTCTTATTGCAGCTTGTTCTTTAATAGGACCATATAAGTATGCCTTCATTCTAAAATTTAAGTTCCATATTAAAGCTCTTCTTGTTTCAAAGTCACCTTCGTAAGTATCCTGTGAAGACATAGCTTCTAATATAATTGGTATGTCAGCTTTAATGCCCATCTCTGGTATTGTATTAATTGTAGCTGTAAATTCTGGTGTAAAGAAAGGTACAATTTGTTCTAATATTTGAGTTGCATCCTCAGCATATCTAGTATAGATATTCATATCAAAATTTATATCATAAGGTACTGGTTGATATTGAAATTTCATCTTGCCACCAGTAGCTGCATCACCTGGATCATGTCTTAATCTATTCATTGTATTTAACTTCCTACTTGGATCGTATTGCATATTGGTCATCTCAAAAGATAGCCTTGGAAGTAATATTGATTCTTGATTAGTTAGATCTGGATTTTGTTCTAATCTTGCTGTAACTTTTTCTCTTGGTGCATATACTAATGGACATTTAATAGTTTGTATTACGTTGCCACTACTGTTACGTCTTTCAATATGAAGATCATTAAACATAGTACCAAATAAAATGATATACTTTCTTAATGAAGTGTGATAAAACTTATGTCCAAACATTAGAATGTACCGCCTTCACTAAATGGATCTCCGTCCGAGAAATCAATAAAGCCATCGGCTCCAGTTTCAAAGAATGCATTTTCACTATCTGTTGCCTCATCTTGATCTATCTCAGTAAATCCATCTAACAAAATTCTTTGTCCTGTTTCTATATGTATTGGTAGTTCAGGATCTCCTGTCTCCATTATAAACATAGAGCTCATATTGATATCCATAGACTTAGCTGTTTCTAACTTATCTATTTCTTGTATACCAGTAGATAATCTTTCACCACTATACTCAAACATATCTAATCTTAATTCATAGAATTGTAATGAACCCATTTGATAAAATATAGGTTCGTGCTCTACAAAGTTAATTGTATATAATTTTTTGTTAAGTGGGAAGTATATTACATCGCCTTCTCTAGGTCTTGCAATATTTGCTTTCTCTTCATTACCAACATCTTGTTCGAATGTCCATCTTGCTACAGACATTGTCATTGTGTCTCTTTGTTCAACACCAAACTTACTTAGGAAGTCTCCTTCGCCACCAAACCCTTCTACGGTATTGATATACATTGGTACTGTGTAATGATCAGAGATTGTTCCTAGATCATCTTCACCATATAGATAATCATAGTCGCCATACGTTTTAGGCAAGTACAATGCTTCGACTCCATATATTCCAATAGACTCTATTACGAGATCTTCTATTAACTTCTGCTCTTGACTTTGTGCAAAGTTATTAAAGAATACATTTTGTCCAGCCATATTATCCTACCATATCTTCTGGAGGATATACATAGTTGCTTGCCATTTCTTCTTCTAGCTGTTGTCTTTCGGCAAACGCATCGTCATATAATTTTTGACCATTAAATTGTACACCACCAGGTAATTGCATTCCTTCAAATTTAATTAAGTTTGAACCCCATTGTAATTTGATTAAACAAGCAGCATATCTTAATAGCCATCTGTCTTTCCATACATCTGTATATGTGTCTGGATCAATAACTCTATATGCTTTAAATACAAGATATGTTCCTGTTAATGCTCTGTCCCAATCCATATCTATATGTGCTTGGTTCATATGTCTGCTGTATCTGAGTCTTTGTTTACCAACTAGTATTTCTTCAATCATTCTAATGTTTTGAAAGTTCATATAGAATGGTACTAGTTCATATCTACTTAAATCATATAAATCGTTTAATGCTATTTGATATCTAACATTAAATAAATTGTTTGTACTTGTGGCATCACCAACATCAAATAAATCTACAACACCGATTATATTATCTGGTAGTGTTACATATTTGTTTGTTTTGTCTTGTTCTGTAATTAGATGCTTGTAGTATGTTGGCTCAAATGCATCAAAGTGATAGTCAGCATAATAGTCTAATGCTTCATCTACTCTATCATCTACTTGGTCTTCGTCAACATTTATTTCTATAACAGGCTTGCCCAATCTTCTTAGACAGTGTTCCTTAAATGTTGTTTTTGTGTTTGGTCTACTCATTATACTATTTATTCTCCCCAGGCAATACTACCATTAGCGTAGTATGTTTTAAACACTCTTCCAGTATTATCTTCTAAATCTGTTCCAACTCTTACATCACCTTCAACATCTAATACTGCTTGAGGGTTATCAGTTTGAATACCTATTCTGTCTGATGATGTATTTGCAACCAATAGATTATCTGATGCACTAGCACCCATTCTTGTTGTTGCGGTTTTAGATAATGCAGCGTCCTTTAGAGATGCATCAGCATTACCTACTGCCTTACCTCTACTCTCATCGCTCATTAAATCTGCTAAATGTCTTGCTTTACTTGGCATATTTTATCCCCACGCTAAATCACCATTAGCATAATAAACTTTTAATGCTCTGTTTTGGTTGTCTAGCAATGTTGCTCCTACTTGAACATTTGCTCCAAAAAATGTTTTACCATTAACTGAAAATAAATGTGCTGGACTTGTATTTCCTATTCCAACATTATTATTAGCAGCTACAGTAACATTGTTACTACTAAACAAGTTATATGAATGTATCTGTACAATATCATTATTACTTGCTGCACCTGTTAAGACTACATTAGAACTATTAGTTGCTGTATAGTCAGTTCCGTTTTCTAATAGAATACCATTAAGGAATACTTTAATTGAGTCTGCTGTTCGATAACTTAATGAAGAACCATTGTTATCATTACCAGCAAAATTAGTTTGGTTAGTTGCTGCGGTGAATTCATATTCTGTAAATGCACCTGTTGCAGTAGCTCCACCCTCACCCCAATATAGAGTACCGTTGCCATATGTAGTTATTACTTTACCATTTGCCCCATCTGCTGTTGGGAATGCCATAGCATTAACTGTTAAACTAGAAAGATTTGCACCAATTTCAAATACTGCTGTTGAGTTGGCTGAGTATAGTTTACCATCAGCTGTGTTAATAGCTAACTCACCAGTCTCCAGCTGACTATTTGTTGGTACGTTCTGGCTTACGCTAGATCGTTTAATCTTAATTGTTGCCATATAGCTCCTCTAATGTTCTATAAAGAACGAGTTTATAGCCTTTTATATAAAAGGCATCATTATTTAGTCGTACGTGCCCCCGTCGATATCCATTCCTGTATTAGCTAAAGTAAATGTATCGTTGGCTGAATCGTAAACTAACATACCGTTATCTACTTCTGGGTCAGTATCAACATCTAATAAATCTTTAAGATTAGCAGATGATAATGAACTACTTGTAGTTACAGTAAAAACGTTTGTTGTATTTAATTGATTATGTTCTATGCCACCACTTGGTATTTCTACTTTCAAGTTTAATGCTGCATCATTGAATAAGGTATTACTCATTACTTGGTTACCTCTGGGGTCACTGTTACCATCCCCTCTAATATTCTGGATTTAATTCCACCACTGTTAGTTAGCTCAGCATCATAAACAAATCTACCTGCACTCATAGCAGCTGTTGTAGCATTGTTTAATGCTAATGTCAATGTTGAGTTGGCAGTGGATAGTGTAGCTGTAAAAGCTGTGGAATTAGATGAAGAAAAAGTTTTTCTTATTTGAGCAGCTGCAGAGTATCCAGACAGGTTTACGTTTGTACCTGCTGCATCTTTTAAATTAACTGTCGTAGAAAAGTCTGTGCCTTGATCTATTATTATATTAACCTTAGTGGCCATCAAATGCTCCTATATAAATACTATTACTATTTATAAGAGGAATGAATTATGCAACTGCGAACTGACTTTAAATATGCATTAGTCGAAGAATATCAGACTTATTGGAATGCATACGATAACCCAAACGAATTTTACTCAGACATTTTAAGTATGGATCCATCTATGTATGAACATTTTGCCGCAAGAAGATTAGCAGCAAAGGGACAAAATGGATTAGTAGAGCTCAAATTAATTGACCAAAATACATTATGGTTTGTAATGTATGGTAAAACTAAAAGAGCTCTTGATTGTTTAGAGGTCGTTAATAAAGATCAAATTAATTATCTTGGATCTAAAAACAGATTAAATGTAGAAAGAAAGATTATTGACTTGCAAAAGTCTGGTTAGCATTTAAGTAGCTAGCTTCTTTCCCTTGAGCTTTCTCTTCTGACTCAAGTTCTTCAATAATATCTTCCCATATATTCTCATCAAAGACAACCCAACCTAAAGTTATTCTTGGTCCACCATAGGCAGAATGCCACATAATTTTATTATGTTCTTCTTTCTTACCATAGTATCCAAGTTTGCTATGCCATCCAACTGGATCTTGCATATGTACTAACTTGCTGTCTGGATCAGGTCTAATTGAACCTTCTTTCTCTTCTGATGAGTCAAGGTGACGCCAATAGCCTTCCCCTGTAGGATTCCATGTAAACAGACAATTAAATCCTGGTACATTCCAATTAGTATGCCAAGCAATGTATCCATCTTTAGGATAATACATTTTTAGTGCACAGAATTTATATCCAATATATGCTCCCAAGGTATCGTCAAGCCATTGAGATTTCTCAATATATTTTTTAATCCAATCTTTTTCTTCGGAAGAAAATCTTTCTCCTTCCATTTGTAGAGTTCTTTTCAATGTGGGTTCATTTAGATCATATCCATAACTGTCTGGTGGAAACCCATCATGTGCTTCTGCTGGTGTGCTCTTAACGCACTCCAATGAAGCAGCATACTCAGATCTATTTTCTTTTTTAAATTTACCTTTTGTTTTCCAATTTGGTAAATTTACATCAGGTGGATTTGCTGATACCCAATCACTATATTCATTTAAGACGGTCAAAAGATCCGTAGGTAGTGTCAAAAGTTGTCTCATTGATTATAAAAGCCTCCCGCTTATGTACTTGCTTGGAATCTATAGTGTAGTGCAAAAATGCTTTTTTAGATCCAGGCCTTAATTCAGTTTCACGATACCCTGTAACAAAATTATATTTTGCATCATTAGGCATCCTTTTTATATTTATCTGCATATCTGGATTTTCATATAATGCTCTCCAGAATGCAAATGTATCCCAATACGTTAGCCCTTTAGGAAACGGCTTGGTGTTCTTTTCGACTGTATGTCTTTTATACCAATACAGCCATTGTTCCCATAGTTTTTGTGTTCGCTCATTCTTACGCCAGACAAACATTCCACAATGCCATCTAAACTTATGAGCCTTTCCTTGTTTGTATAACTCAACATGATCAGGATTATAGTGTTCTAACTCTTCTCCAGGTATACCAGGTCCTACTTGATCGTCGTGTGTAAAGTAAACAACTTTAGCATTGTAAGGTCTATTCTCTGACATGACAACATCTGCATCACCTAATAAATCAAAGACTTCTTCTATTTCATTGCTTAGCACAAATCCATCTACATCCAAATAACATGTAACGTCAAATGGTGTCAATGGTAATGCCCATAACTTTGTTCTACAATGTACTGGTACTGGTGTTATAAGATGATCAAACAAATGTCTATCTTCATCTCTTACCCACTCTTCATGAGTAAACACTGCTACCTTTGCATCAGGTACCTCATCTTTTAATGATTGAACGCACATAACCATTGCTTCATAGAATGGTTTTGATAATGTAGCTACTAAAAGATAACCTCTAGTCTCCATCCTTTTCAGCTTCCTTAATTAAAATAGCAGATCCAAATGCTCTTGCCTCTTCGGCTGTTAATGCTGATCTAAGTTTTCTTTTTAAATTTTTATGTTCTGTATTCTTAACAGTAGGTATATCAAGAAACATAGATTTAACTTTCCATAAGTCTGCTCGAGACTTTTCTCTTTCTTCTGCCTTCTTCATTTCTTCTGATGATTTTGATAAAGCTGACTGTATTGCTGCTTGTCTTTTAGTATTATGTCTAACTTCATCTTCACTAAATTGTCTTTTTATATCTCTATACAATGGATGGTTTTGATCTTTAGGAATTCCTTTTTCTTGAGTAGCCATTCCATCTGGTCTTAATAATACACATGCTAATTCTGTCCGAGCATTATTTGTATAATGTGGATTTACAATTACCGGTAATGTAGGATCCAGATGTAACTCTGGAATTGGAAGAGTTCTTAGTTCTTCTTTCTTGGGGGTTTCGACTGTGACTCCTTCTGGAATCTTAGCCATTTTAGGTTCTTCTGCCATAATGTATCCTCAATGTGGTCTAATTATATACTATTCTATTTATAAGGTCAACAGTTAAGCTGTTCTAACCCATAGTTTTAATGTTGTTATTGTTTCTGTACCAGCCTGTACTGTTTGTCCAGCATATGCATGAGTATAGGTTCCTTCGTATTGGGCTACAAAGTTAGTTGTAAATGAACCCTCATATGCTTTTTCATATTGTTTAGTGTATTGGCCAATGTATGCTTTTTCGTATTGTGTTGTAAATGATCCCTCAAATAATTGCGTATAGGTCTTAACATAGTTACCTGTAAACTGCTGATCGAATTGACCAGAGTATGATTTTTCATACAAGCCAACATATGCTTTTTCAAATTGTTGAGTAAACTGACCTGTAAATGTTCCTTCGTAAT